ATGTATCCTTATTCTGCTATGGCTAAGAAAACTATTCCGCTATCCGACTCCAAATGCACTGGTGCAAAGCCGCAGGAAAAGGATTATTCCTTATACGATGGTCATGGGTTGATTCTATTCATTCGTAAAAGTGGCTCAAAAGTATGGCGATTTAAATATAAAAGAGCTAATGGTAAAGATGGCTTAATGACTTTGGGCAACTTCCCTGCTTTAAGTTTAAAAGCTGCCAGAGATAAGCGCCGTGAATTGGAGACACTATTAGCTAATGGAATAGATCCAATTGAATACAACGAAATACAAAAGGCTAAACTAGACAATAAATATAATTTTGAATCTATAGCTCGAGAATGGCATACAGCATATAAAAGTACTGGACGTTGGGGAACTGAAACAGCAGAAAGGGCTCTTAAGAATATGGAAGAGTATGTTTTCCCAAAACTTGGGAAAAAGCCTATTGATGCAATCAAGCCAAAAGAACTAATTCAAGTAATCAAAAGTATTGAAGACTTAGGTTATACCGAAGTTGTAAAAAAAACCCGGCAACGGCTAACAAGTATTTTTGCATTTGCAATGTCGAAAGGATTTATTGAAAGTAATCCAGCCTATGGTCTTCAAGATATTTTCATCCTTTCAAAGAAAACCAAACATCATCCTCAATTACCATTAGAAAGATTGCCCGAGTTACAAGCTAAATTAGCTTCCGACACTGGTCATCCACTTACTCGGCTATGTGTTGAATTTGCCTTACATACTTTTGCTCGTTCAAGTGAAATCAGATTTGCAAGGTGGGAAGAGTTTGATTTTGAAAAAGCTATTTGGACCATTCCCCCAACTAGAGATTTTGTAGAAGGTTATAAATACTCTTATCGCGGTGCGAAAATGAAAACACCTCATTTAATTCCTCTATCAAACCAAGCACTAGCTATAATAAAAGAGGTCTACAAATACAGCGGACACACTCAAAATGTTTTTCCTAAAAACGGTGATCCGCATGGCTTTATGAGTGAATCAACTATCAATAAAACTCTACGCCGTCTCGGATATGATACAAATACAGAAATTTGTGGGCACGGCTTTAGAGGTATGGCCTGTGCAGCCCTAATTCAAAGTAAACTATTCCAGAAAGATGCTGTTGAAAAACAAATGAGTCATCAAGAGCGTAATAATGTACGACTTGCATATACCCATAAAGCAGAGTTCTTAGAAGAAAGAAAAACAATGCTCAATTGGTGGAGTAGTTATTTAGATGTGACTAAAGAAACAAGTATTAGTCCATATGATTATACAGCACAGATTTTAGGTGAAGAGATCATACAATTTAAGTATGCAAAATTGATGAAATAATCAATTTTAACAGTTTGCTAAGCCTAGCTCGACGGAGCGAAAGTCAGATACCCAATCTGATTGGCTTAGCTCCTATTTTGGGATGCCTTGGGAGGCAGAATGAAGAATTTCTATACTTTAGAAGAGGTGTTATCTGCCTCAGATGAGCCATTATCTCTCTTAGATATTATTGATTATTGCCGAAGAAGCATGCTGCATCCGTGTGTATATCTTGATGGTAATTTAGTCTGTATAGAAGAAACTCGCGAACACCATAGTGAGGATAAAAGAGATTATCCTGAACATGTAGTGGAGGCTAAATGGCACGTACCATTTCAAGGATATGTTTTTAGTCAGGATCTGATTGAGCAATTACGATCAAAAAACCAAACTTTTAATCTATTAAAAATTGATCAAATTATATCTCAATATTCTGAAATACCACTTAATGAACCAGAACTTAACCAATCTCTTCACGTATATGAGCGTAGGTATGATGATGACGTTAAGGATTTTTTTTGGATTAGGGATATGAAGGATGAGGAATACAAAGGAATTGAATATTCTAAAAAAGAGATAGTGTTTCATATTGAAGAGTTAAAAAGAATAAATTTTAATGATCCTGATAAAAGAAAGTTTGACGCCTTACGGCGTGAATACAATCATGAAGAATATAAACATCTACTATTCTCAAAACCATCATTCTCAATTCATGAAGCAGCTTCAATTGTTTCTATGAATAATCCACTATTCGTAGAAGTTTATCGAGATCAACCGAATTTCGTTAAATACTTTCAGCATTATTTACATTCTTATAATTTAATTAGCTCATGGTCTGAAGATGGCATTTTAGGTGAATCAGAAATGATCCCTGCTGAATTATTAAAAGAGACTCTTAAGAAAAACAAAATTCTTATCCAGAGTTTTAATGCGCATCTAATAATAATGGAAGAAGGTAATCTCACTGTCGAGCACAAAAGAATTAATGAGCAAAATGAAGAAATAGAAAGACTGAGAGAAACTATTAAAAACTTAAATACACAAATTGAGCAATTACAGTCGGAACAATCATTAGAGCCAGTAAAGTCATATAACCTACTAGATTTAATTCTAGACAGCACTGACAATGAAAGATACGCGCCTGATCTAGCTTATGCTATTCAATTATGGGAATCAGTTTATGTTACTAACCCCAAATCAGGCAAGCATAGTAATAAAGCAAATATTTGGATCAAAAATAATACACCCTATTCCGGCGATCGAGATGATACGTATACGCGCAGACTACGAGATATAACATCACCGTTAATTGGATGGCATGATGATAGAAAAAAATTATTAATCAATAATTAACTAAGCTATTGAATTTTAAAACCTTAAAACTACGTACGTAAAATTACGTCCGTAGTTTTTTGCATTTACGTGCTATGCGTCCGTACGATCAAAACTGTTTAGATACAACCAAGCGTTAGAAATATATGGTTGTAATTATGCTTCAAATAACTCCAATTCGAATTCAATTCAGTACTGTATGCCAATTACTTGATGTAACCCGTGAGTCTCTTCGACACACTATTCGTAAAGACCCCACGTTTCCAAAGCCAATGAAAATGGGGACCACAAAACAAGCTCCCGTTTTCTTTGACTATCAAGAGATTGTTGAGTGGCATAACAGCAAAAAAACTGTTGCTGCAGAAATGGAGGCTTAAACCATGAATGCTCCTATTGGTTTAATTTTACCTTCTCAACAAATGTTGAGTTCAGATATCGCTCTCATTACCAATATACGTTTAGACTCCGTCAAAAGAACAATTGAACGTTTAGCAGAACGCCGTGTTATTACTTTACCACCAACGGTGGAAAAGCCTACAGCTGGACGCACAAGCACCGAATATGTATTTTCTGGTGAACAAGGTAAGGTGGATTCGATAACAGTAGTAGCTCAACTCTGCCCAGAATTTACTGCTGCGATTGTGAAACGTTGGTATGAACTTGAACAGCAAACACCAGCATTTGATATCAACAATCCACAGCACCTTTTACAGGCTATTGAAGTTCAAGCCAAACAGAATCTACGGCTAACAGCAGAAAACAAAACCTTGTCACAAGCAATAGAAACTATCACTCATACTGAACACGGCGTAAAATTCCAGCAAGCATGTAAAATTCTGAATGTTAAGCAGCAAGTGTTAGCTGAATGGCTTAGAAAACACAACTGGGATCGCTATCTAAATAATGCTAGGGCTTCAACTTATTACAGTGAAAGTCGAGGGTACTGTGAAACCAAATATTCACTTAAAGAAGGTGTAAAATCCTCTGGCCAACCATATAGTTATACTCAAACCGAGTTTTTCATTCTGCCAAAAGGTATGCAAATTTTGGCTAAAAGGTTTGGAGAATCTTTATGACATATCCAACTATTTTTAGCCTTGCCCTTTTCAAATTAATTTTATTCATCTATATTAAGTCTGTCTGGTGCAAAATCACTAGATTAGCTTTGGTCGGCTATAATTACACAAGCGCATACAGTCCGCTTTGGGCTTTTTTTATGCGTAAAATCTCTATGCTTCTGCATTTCTATGGTGAAGCTGGAGAGGGACATCTTCGGATGTGCGGGTCTCTTGTGTACCTGTCGACCAACCCTTTTCAGCTTTGCCACCCTCATTTGGTCGTGACTGGTAAAGCTCCTAAACAAACACAAGGAGTGCATTCATCATGAACGCAAAAATTAATATTCAATTACCAGGACAATCAGTTCCTTTTTATAATGCTTCTAATTTATTAAATGCATATAAACTTGCATATGAAACGGCTAACCAACTTCGCACCCTACTCAATCAAATAAGTAAGTCTGCAATCTTCATTAAAACATATGCTGAAGAGAATAATTTAGATAATTCAATCTTCACAGAGATTGAAAATTTAATCGCAATTTCGCTTCAACTTTCCAACTCCCATACCGATATATATAACGCTGAGATTAAAAGACATCGTCAAGAACCATATGATCAGTACGATGCTGACGATTTAAATGGAGCTTATGCACTTGCTCATGAAAATACGACTTGGTTAGAAACGTTAATCTCTAAAATTAGAATAGAAGTTAATTTGGTTAAAGAAGCAGTAAAGGATGTTATTCACGGCGCTGTCTTTGCGACACTTGAGCATTTAATTAATATTGCTGAGTATTTAGCTGAAACCAATGTTAATGCTTTTTCTATTGAAAGTGAAAAGTATGAAGCTGAACGGGAGGCATCTAAAAATGGATAAATCCCAAGTTCCAGTTAATAAAGATTCAGTTCAGCCAACTACAGAGCCGAAACCAACTTCACAATCTTCTACATATGTAGAATCTGTCCGTATAACGCCAGATCGACTCATTAATGCCATGATCAATAATATTCGGCAAGGAGGATCTGATGAGCATTGATGCAATTCGGTGGTCATGGACAGCTTCTGTTAAAACCTCTGCCCAACGCCTGGTTCTGCTTTCACTAGCAGACCGGGCTGGTGAAGAACATACCGCATGGCCTAGTATTGATCGCCTAGCTGCTGATACTATGCTAGACAAAAAGACAGTTCAAAAAGTTATATTAGAGCTCATAAAACTTGGGCTAGTGAGCGATACAGGCGAACGTACGGGACCAACAAAAAGAGTCCGCATACTTAAATTAAACGGCGTAAAAGGCCGTGAAGAATATAACCAAAATCGGGATGATTCAGGTTCAAAAAATAATACTAAATCCAGAACAAATGTACCTAAAAATGGGAACATTAAACATTCCCAAAAACGGAATGATTCCGATAATGGAAATATCCCCGAAAACGGGATTTTGAATAATCCCCAAAACGGTACTTTGAATGTACCCAATTTTGGGATGCAGAACCAACCATTGAATCTACCAATAAATCTCTCTCAAGAGCATGACTGGATTCCTAATGTTGATCAGCTGATGACAAAGATAAAGATGGCAGGTCACGGCCAAAATATAGATTTGATCTTTGGCCTACCTAGTTTCGAATTTGAGCTGAGTGCATTCAACTCTTACTTTGAGAACAGTGGATTATCTGATAGCAAAAAGCTTCATAAGTTCACGGCTTGGATCGTAGATAAGTTTGAACGCTATAAAAAGCAAAATCCTGCATATGGCATTCATCCTTCTTTGGAAACTGGACAGCAAGCTATTACTGCTCGGCCATTTATCAATTTGCCGACTAAGCCTAAAAGCTTATTAGGAGATGCTCAATGAATACATCAATCCACAACTTACAAATTGAGCAAGCTGTTCTGGCAGCCTTGATGACTGTAGCAAATTCATATAATCAGGTTGAAAGTTTGCTAACTGAAGAAGATTTTCATGCTACACGCCACAAAATGATTTTTAGCGCCATAGTTGACCTGGATTCAAAAAATTCGCCTTATGATGCCGTATTGGTAAACCAATGGCTAGAAATGCATGGATACTCAGAAGCTGCTGGTGGTGAGCAATACATCATGCAGCTTCTAGGTGATGCACCTTCAAGCTTTTATAACCTAATGTCGTATGCTGAGAAACTGAAAGATCTTACCACTTGCCGCAAAGTTGAAGCACAAGCCCATAAGGTCATTCAAAGTGCCCGTAGTTTGACCGTAAGTCGTGGTGATTTAGTTTTGAATGCACAGACAGCCTTTGCGGAAATAAGTACAGAACAAGGTAGTGAAAACCTTTTCCATATTCATGATGCTGCAAACAATACGTTTGTTGAGATGCACCGAAAAATGGAAGCCGCGATTGCTGGCAAAACACTAATTAATGGTATTCAGACTGGGATATATGACCTTGATAAAAAGCTTGGTGATGTTGAGCCCGGTTGCCTAATGGTAGTGGCTGCACGTCCAGCAATGGGTAAAACAACGATGCTTCAGCTTATTGCAAATCATGTAGCAGTCATTCAGAAAAAGCCTGCCCTTATCATGTCTGGTGAGATGCCAAAAGAACAAATTGCTATGCGTCTCTGTTGCGCCATTGCACCAGCAGATATTGGGATAGTACGCAACTCCCCTCACCTTTTGCCTAAAGACGAATTTACGGCGTATACCAATGCTGTTGTAATGCTTCAAAATGTACCGATGTATATCAATGATACGTCTCGCCCCTCGATAGCGAATATTAGGGAATCTATCCGTAAAGTAAAACATCAGTACGGCGCCGTTGGTGTGGTGCTGGTGGATTACCTTCAGATCATGAAGACTACAAAACAGTTTGCCCGAGAAGATTTAAAGATTGCCTACTTCACTGGTGAACTTAAAGCCATGGCCAAAGAGTTTGATTGCGTCATAGTCCTATTATCTCAGCTCAACCGTGAACTAGAGAAGCGTCCAAACAAACGCCCAATGCTGTCGGATCTACGTGAATCCGGTGCAATTGAACAGGATGCAGACCAGATCGTTTTCTTGTACCGAGATGAGATCTATAACAAAGAATCTCAATATCGAGGTATTGCTGAGGCCATAGTAGGGAAAAACCGCCACGGCGAACCGGGTACTGCATACATGTATGCTCAATTGAAGTACTGCCAATTTACTAATTTAGATCATGAAGCACTTAATCAAATCCAAGGAGCAACAATATGATGTTTGTGGATAACAGTTGTATAGACTCGACTGTATTTAAGAAATCACCTGCTGAAAGATTTAAAAATCTTAAAACCCAAAAAAAAGTAAAAGAGTTCTTCATTAAGCGCCGAGGATATAAGCGCCCAGACTTCAACAGAATGATTGTAGATTTGCGCAACCTTGGATGGTCACATGAGAAAATAGCCTTTGTATTACCAATATCAGGTGCATCTACTGTTAGCGAATGGGCACGTGGTGGAGTACCTAACTATGAAAATGGTGAAGCATTTATTGAACTTTGGAAGAATGAAACCGGGATTGATAGATTCCCACGCGAAGGTGAATGGCAAACATATAAATACGATATTGGTCAATTAGGGTTACTTTAAATATCATTTAAAAGCCCTAAATAGGGCTTTTAAAAATGTTAGTAAGTAGTCATTATTCAGTATTTTTATCGTGTAACAGACAGTAGACTATCATGTAACACACCTTTTTTTATCGTGTAACACCTCAAACAATTATCATGTAACACCCTTAAATTGTCCATTTTTTATCGTGTAACAGTAGATTTTCATATTTTTTGATCAAACTAATACGTATTACTTAGCAACAATTTTCATAGGTTGAAAATCATCAATCATTACTTGCTTCGTTTTCAATAAGTCCTGACGTTTACCATCAACAACTAATACTGCACGCTTGACATGAATTGTCCAGGTACGGTCTGCCTCACACATATCTTCAGACTCTATAAATACTTTACCAAATGCTTTACCAGAAAGGTTCTGAACATCATCATAAGTAATGATATCTTCAGAGGCTCCTTTTATTTTCCCAGCCTTATCCTTTGCCACAAGATCCAAATACAGCTTGTCATTGGTTCCAAGAAAATCATGAATCGTTATATCCACCACGGCGGAACAGATACCTGAATTTACATAGCCGGTCTTGGCATGCTGCAAAGTAATTGGAGTCGCTAAAACTACTGAACTAATAAAAGATAATAGTGAACAGATTAATATTTTTTTCATAATTGAAAAGTTACCTTGTATTAAAGCCATAAAGGAATCTAAGTTATATCAATCAATTTTGGATATAATTTTCTATTATTATCCAGCTTTTTTTCTTACCATCATAAATAGGCTGTAACTTTGCAACAGTTACGTAATGCCAAAAGCCATGACGTTCATTATGAATTGGTAGAACAATTACAAAGTCACCCTTTTTAAATTCAGCTTTTATATTCCCACATGGTGCACTTACTTCTTGGAATCCATCTTGAGTAATAATATTTACACGTACATCCACTGCAGAGCGCCCTAAATCTCCCATAACGGATTCTTGAAGTGTTCTTTGTATTGAAGCATTCTCAAGAACAAATCCGTGGATAGGTTGATTATGCTTGATTTGAGAGCTATATTTTCTACGAATAAATGCCGTTAAATCTTTTGGTGTGTTGAAAATCAAAACTTGTTTGCTTTTAACCTTATGGACAATAAATATAATAACTATTAAAACTAAAAGGACTGCGGCTAATAAGATGTATAACATTTAAATCTCTTTTTTAATATCTATCTAAAGTGACTCATATACCAACTATAGCTGAAATTAAAATATACAGAGCCACCTTTTATTTTAATCAAATTACTGCACTATCTTCTCAAAGTCAGGTGCTCTAATATCATTTATGTCATCACCCCAGAAACGTTCACGGTCTTGTTTTTGTTCTGCTTTACGCAAAGCTTTCTCACGATAACCTGGTGCAATTGTGTCTTGCATTTCATCAAATACCATGCGGTTAATTGCAGCTTTTGTATACCATAAATTTTGTGCTGGCATTTTACCTTTCATGAATTTGAAAGCTTCATTGCCGAAATTGGTGTCCTTGCCTTCATTGTATTGTGTTATGTTGCCAACAGTCAGGCTTAATAGTGACTCAAAATCACTTCCTAGTGGACCAGCTACAAAAGAGTGTGCATCTCGTCCCGAAGTATCAGTACCAGCAACTAAAATATCGCCTAAGAATGATAACCCGCCACCCTGTACGGCAGACCTAATGAAGAAACTCCCTGCTTTCTTTGGATCATTACTATCATAAATTGTTTGTGGATCATTACCATTAAGTAACTCTTTTAATTGAACTACTAACCCACCAAGTAAAGTAGTCATCACAAACAAAGGGATTGCATATGCCGCTTTGCCTTTTAAGCCTTCTTGCGCCATTGTTCTGCTGCCATGACGCATCAAAAAAGCTACAGAGAAAGATTTAAACTGAGTAATGCCCCTAAGAATCTCACCTGTAATCGTTCCTCTAGCACCTACATTTATTAGAGTCTTTTCACGAAGCCCTGCCTCAATCACGGCCATGCCCTGCTCATCAAGTAAATGTGCTTGTAGCTGTGAGGCTACTTGATCTTTAACCTGTTTAGGATCACCGAACGCTGCTAATTTTTCATCAGGAATTTCATAGATAGAACGCGCTGACATAAGTTGATTGCCTTTGCGGTCAACGACAGGTTCAGCCAATTGGAAAACTTGCCAAGCACGCTCATCTAAACCAGTATTTAAAAGTAATTCACGGTCTTGTACATCTAGGTCATTCCAAGCTTTTGAACGGCTTAAACGACCATACTTCTCCATAAGTAGCTTAGTAAAGCCAACTTTTGATGCTGCTGTAAGTGCATTTAGAAAAGATACTCGCATAACCTGAGTCGCTATCCCACTAGAGATACGAGCCAGTTTTGCAGTCATGCCATGCGTGGAAGTCAATCCATCATCCGACCATCGAGCAATCGAACCTAACATTTCTTCTGTAGCTAAACCTAAACTATGCGCTAACTCTCGATCTGCTTTATTGGCTGGGTTGAGTTGTCCGATTAATTCCCCGAAAGCTTTACGATATGAAAGGCCGTGCACATGAGCTGTTTTAGCAATGGTTGCCTGATCAGTAGTCGATGCGATGGTAGTTCCTCCAAGCATAGAGAAAATATTCATTGAGCGATATGCAACGCCCAAATTTGCTAAAACTTGTGACTGTGGAGTACTGCCACCGCTAAACTCATCAAACATAACCTGAGCGCGGTTTAGTACCGGATTATCCTTAGTCGTAATTCTTTTAGCTTCACGGTCTTTCTTATCGGCTGCATCCTTTAAGATTTTAAAAGCTGTTTTCGGGTTACTGCCTAAATTTTCGACCAACGCAATATCTTTTGAAAGGCCTTTGATATGAGCATTTACCAAATCAACAAACTGCATTCCACCAAAGTCAGATTGATATTCAAGCCATGATTCAGCATCTTTAAAGTGCAAGACACGACTTTCTGAATGCTGGTTAGTTACTTTGGATGTTCCACTACCTGTTGCCTGTCGGCCTACTTCAATTTTGTTTGCCCCATCACTTGATAACGTGTCATAGGTATATTCAAGCAATGAGCGTATTTCTTGCTGTGAGTAGTAATCACCGTTCTCATGCACATATTGGCGGGTGTCAATTAATGATTCAGCCTTGTTTACCCACGCTTCTTTCCCTGCTTTAGCAATTTTTTCTAGGTTGTGAGTTTGTGGCAATCCCCAGTTATCAAGCTTCCCAATATCGCCTCCGCTCCGATTAAAACGGTCACGCATGGTTTCAAAGACATCGCCCATCTTGTCGCTAATTTTCTTAGCTAAGGAATCCCCTGTACTTTCACCAAAGCGCTCGCGAACAATTTTTTGTACTAACTCTTTATCAGTGAAAATACCTAAACCGCCCTTAATGTTCGTATAAAAATCCGTTAAAAACCCTTCATAGATTGATGCTATACCATCTGCTTTAGAGCTAATTGACTGGATGCCTGACATATCACCATGGGCTGCAACCATACGGTCTACAACTTCACTTGCTGATAAACTCCTATGATCTAGTTTAGCCAAATTTTTAGATTGTGTAAGAATGTCATTCGCAGCAATTTTATGTTTGCGTTTTAATTGTTCTCGAATGTCAATTGCAACTTGCTTAGATGCTTCTGTGAGTTTTTCAGAGTCAGAAAGATTGCGCCATTTATCAATATCTTTGCGTGCCATGTTGCGCATGGCTTCATTGATGCGTGATTCAATTTTTATTGCTTCTTGAGCTGATAGTGATTGCTTGCCAAGCGCTTTAGCTACTGCCTGTTTGCATTGTTCTTTCATTTTCATATTCCTATTTTCTAAAACTTGGAACAACACCAACGTTATCCACCCAATATTATTAATTTAGAACGATATTCATATTCAAAAAATGGGTAAATTTTGAAACAAAAAAGGAGGTTTAAAGCCTCCTATTTACTCATTTATATAAAATCAAAAATTCATAGTGTTCAATGAATTCTCCTATTAACGGGATCTCCCTTACTTATACGTTCTAAAATTTGTTTTACAGAGTCCACTTTCTTTAAAATTAAATTTAATTCAAAACCAAACGAATGCTTGTTCAATAGACGCTTATATTTATTCTCAGGATCGAGATAATACCCCGTAATAATTAAAGCATTCGATATATTGTTGATCCAAGCTAATGCTGTCCTTAAAGAGGAGTAATATATATCTTTTGGCTTCGCCATAATTAATAGCAACTGATTTAATTCTTCAAGGTCATTTACTATAACTAATAACTGATGAATAAATTGCTTCTGAAAAAGCTGATTGGAATCTAGATAACGAATATCTTCCTGAAATTTTTTCAATTTTTCTGGAGTGCTTTTACATAGATCAATAGCCCGGTTAATATTGGTTCCTGTAATCGGTTCAAAAAACTTCTTTTTAGATCCCATGTGTAATCCTCCTAAGCTATAAGGTAACGATTAATTCGAGGTATTTCTTTTTCTGTTTTATTAGTCAAATGCATCCAAAGTTCAACAAAGGCAGCGCCGTTGTCATATTTCATGACACTTCCACAGATCCATTCTCTGACTGAGGAAGCCCCTGATATTGGTAATACAAAGGCTATTTTCTCAAGTGTCCACCCCAGATTTTTCAAATCTACAATCATTCTGTTGAGGTCTGGAGCTAAATAGTTTAGCAATCTCTTATTAAAAAAAAGATTTTTAGGTGTGGAGAAGCAGCATAACTCAGCAAATATATTCATAGTTCAGCCCTATCAATTTATCTAATTAGGACTTGGATTAGGTCCACAAAAAATGGGTATATTTTCAATAAAACGCGCGCGCGCGCGAGGGAGACTGTAAAACACCCTATTTCTCTTACTTTTCCTTTCCGTAAAAAACCCAACTCTGGCCAACAAATCTCAAACTATATCACCCCATTGATAAACACTTTATTCGCCCTCCTAGGCTCTTAATAATTATTCATGTACCTTGTTCATTTTTCTTTAAAAAAGCTGACAGAACTCAAACCCGTGAGAAGTTGAGCTATTTTCTTACTTGGTTTTTGAGAATGAACAATTCAAATCTATTTATCTATATTATTTTGACTTGATAAATATAAGCAAAATCTAAGGTTTTCTTATATGATGATACATCTTTTAAATAGCTTACCTCCCAAGATTTTAGATAACGCATGAGGTAACTTCTAGATAGAGCGCCATGAGTGAACAATGATTTTGGAGCTATGTGAGAATGTTTACGGTATAATTCAACAAACTTCGGTAAGGCGATTAACTTGGTAATATTTAATGAATTCTGACTTGCAATCTCTAGAGATCTTAAACCCTAAATTAAAGACGTCTAAGAAAGGACAGCAGTCTGATTCGGCTTTATTTTCATATTATGCAGGCTTTTCTGAAAACTTTACTATTAATCTTCTCGATCAAATATCTCCTAAAGATAAAAATTTAACAATTTTTGATCCATGGAATGGTAGTGGTACAACAACTTTTTCAGCTTATAAATTAGGTCATGATGCAATAGGTAGTGACCTCAATCCAGTAATGTTGATTGTTGCTAAAGCGAGACTTATTAACAATTTAGATCTAGGTAGTTTAGAGGCTATCTGTCAAACCATCATCCACAATTCTTTTAGTAATAAAACTCGAGTCTATATTGAGAATGACCCTTTAAATATTTGGTTTACTGAAAAAAGTACACATTTATTAAGAAAAATTGAAAATGCAATTAATAAAAACTTTATTAATTTTGATCACTATTCAGATTTAACTAAAAAATCTACTATTAATAAATTAAGCACAACAGGTGCATTCATTTATGTAATCCTTTTTAAAACGGTTAAGACTCTTTTAAAATCGTTTATACCCTCAAATCCGACTTGGGTTAAAAAGCCAAAATCTAATGAGGAGAAAATTACAGTAAGCAAAAATGAGATTGTAAATACTTTTTTTAAAGTACTTCATAATACTATTAAGGCTCATTCATTCCATCAATACTCTAATCCTAAAGAGGCAACTATCAATTTAAAAATTGATAATTCAACTAGTTTATTACAAGATAGTAGCAGTGTTGATATAGTTCTTACTTCTCCTCCTTATTGCACCCGAATTGATTATGCAGTTGCTACTTCTATAGAGATTGCAATAATACGTGTTAGTGATATAAAACAGTTAAGAGATAACCTTATTGGAACTTCTACTATAAAAAAAGAAATTATAGAACCAGATATTTTATGGGGTGGCAACTGTAACTCATTCTTGACACAGGTAAAAAACCATCCATCAGTAGCGTCTTCTAGCTATTATTATAAAAATCACTTGCAATATTTTAATGACCTATATAAATCAATTGGTCATATTTCACGTGTATTAAAAAATGATGGTATTTTTATCCCTGTAGTCCAAAATTCATTTTATAAAGAAATTGAAAACAATCTCGCACAAACTGTTATCGAAATGTCTCAACAACATGGGTTAACTTTAGTTAGAGATACAAAATTTTCGGCTAAAATCAATATGTCTTCTATAAATACTAAATCAAATAAATATATTTCCCAAAAAGATATATTTGAGTCTGTTTTGTTTTTCAAAAACTCTAGGAAGCAATAATGAGTAGTGAGTCTATTTCTAATTTAATAAATAATATTGATGAAAATCTAAAAAATGTTCATACACAAAGTTTAGATATTTCATTTAATGAATTATTAGACATGGTGGTTAGTAAAGAATTAGATATTTCACCAGATTATCAACGTGTCTTTAGATGGTCAGAAGGGGCTCAATCACGCTTTATTGAATCACTTTTATTAGAAATGCCCGTTCCTCCTATCTATGTTGTAGAAGTTGAAGATAATAAAAAGTTATTAATTGATGGATTACAACGACTATCTTCCTACCTTCATTTTCGAGGTGTTCTTGATGCCCCACACTTAAATATCAATTATGGTGATAAATTAATTTTAAGTGATTGCGATATAGTCGAAAGTTTAAATGGTATTACCTATGATGATTTAGGTACAGCTCTGCAAATTAAATTAAAACGTAGTTTCGTAAGAGTGGAAGTAGTAAGAAAGTCTAGTAATGCGAAGTTTAAATATCACATGTTTAAACGTCTTAATACTGGGGGCACTTTACTTACTGATCAACAGCTTAGGAATTGTACAATCCGATTACTAGATGATGAGTTTAATGACTTCATTATTCGGTTATCAGGGAACAATGATTTTCAAACAACTATTGAAAATATTACTGAAGAACAAAAACTAGGGGCTTATGATCAAGAGCTTGTATTAAGATTTTTCACCTTTAAAAACAATAGAGCCGCCTTCAAACATGATATACGAGATTTTTTAACTCAATATATGGAAGAAGTCTCTGACCCAGAACACCCACGTGAATTCGATTATAATGCTCAAGAAAGAGACTTTAATAGAACATTTGAAGTTTTAAATGCAGCTCTTGGTAATCAAAGTTTCAGTAGGGCTAATAATACCCGTACCAAGCTAAATACTATGTTTGTAGTTTACCAATTTGAGTCCTTTACTTTAGGTATTCAAAAGTATTTAGATAGATTAGATATATCTTCGTTACCAAATCGCGATCAGTTGAAGGAATTATTTAAAAATATAAAATTAGATGAAGATTTTATTAGTTTAACAACAGGTGGAGGAAAAAATACTCCAAATGCTTTAAATGCTCGAGTTTCCTTTGTTGAACAAAAAATTGAAGAGTTCTTAGGCAATGGATATTGATGTTTTTAGAGCAGAGCTTGAACAAGATTGGGATTGGCGTTTAGATGAGCTTAAGCTACTTAAAAACTTAAGTTCTCCTTTAGATGATCACAGGGCTGATATATATAGAAGATCATTAGTGGTGTTCTTATATGCTCACTTTGAAGGATTCTTTCAATTCGCTCTTATGCATTATATAAAAACCATTAATGACCAAGATATCTCTTGTAGCCAAGCAAATAACCATCTTGTAACAGCAACAATTAATGAGGTATTCAAAGCATTAAGGGATGATTCGGCTAAATGTTCTTTTTTTAGAGCTCATGCCCCAGATGATTCAAAGCTACATCGAACCTTCAGAGAAATTCAATTTATTGAGAATTCAGCTGAGATTTTTTCTTCTAAAGTTCATATTAAGAGTGGTAGTGTCGATTTAGAGTCAAATTTAAGCCCTATTGTAGTAAAGAAAAACCTTTATAAATTAGGCCTACCTTACGAACTAGATAAAGAAATAGAAACAAATCTCAATAAGCTATTAGGGATTAGAAATAAAATTGCGCATGGTGAAAGACGCGATGGTGTTTCTCAATCTGAATATGAAGGATTTGAGAGTGCGGTATTACAAACAGTTTCTCAAACTATGGTTGACCTCACTAAAGCATGTACTGATAGACTTTTCTTGAAAGAGGAATTTCGCTATGCTTCTGCTTAG